CGGTTACCTTGACTGGCAGCCAGGTATGGAGCCAACGGGACAATTTCGTTTCCGTACCATGCTGCGTACTATTCAGTCAGCACTGGACAACGTATCGTTCCCGCGTGCAGCTACACCGGTAGGTGAGGGATCGTTCGGTAAGCAGGCTACACAGACCGCTACCAAAGCGCAGATTGACCGTGATTACGCAATGATCGACGTGTTATGTAAGCCAATGGCCGGTTATACCATCGTTTCCCGCGCCGCGCTTCGTAATACTATCTTCCTGCAGTCATGGCTGCCTACATCGCTGATGGAGCAATTGGAAGACGCCGAGGACCTTTACTTCGCCAATGCACTTGTAGCTGCTGCAACCGGTAGTACATCGACTACGGGCATTAATAACCCCACAGAGGTTATCCCCCGCCTGGTTGCATACATGAAGAACAACATCGCGGCTAAGTATAACCCCGGCACGATCGTAATGGACCCCAACGTATGGGCCAACCTGATTCTGAATAAGGAAACCAATGCCGGTTTCAACACACCGAACGTGGTCACTATCGACGCGCAGGGTAATACCAGGGTGCTCGGTCGTATCATGCAGCCGGTGAACTGGCTTACAGGTAACCGTATCTTAGGCGGCGATTGGTCAAAAGCCGCTATCGTACAGGTTGAAGGAATGACCATGAGGCAGACCGATAGCCATGCAGAGATCTTCACGGCAAATCAAATTGCATTTTTGCTGGAAAGAATTGAGGAACTGGCTACTTTCCGTCCCGATGCATTTTTTACGGCAGTATTAACATAAGTCTCACGGCTTACAGTTTTCATAGGGTAGAAAATAACGGCTCCGGTTTCCACCGGGGCTTTTAATTCCGGAGAAATGTCCATGATGATACGTGTTGTGCATACTCTAAGAGAGCTGCATGTTTAATAATAGTAACTGTTTATAGAAACTATCATTTCTGCTGGCATCCGGCTCCGTGATCAGCGGAGTGAAAGCGGTATCATACTGTGATAATATTTCGCGGGCGGCCTTCACCTCACCCATGATTGCAATAATTGATTCGTCAGATGCGGTAGTGTTGCGGCAAAACCCTTCTAATCTTAATACATGCGCTTTGAATTGCTCTAAAGCGCCGATATCGGCCTTGGTTACCGATACGACACCTGCGAGCGGATTCACAGGCGGTATGCCTATAACAACACTGGTTTCGCCGTGAATGACTTCTTTCAACTCACGCACCTTTCGGCCCTTCACCTCAATGTAGTTCTTTTGCAGTGCTTTGAATGAGAATGATGCATCTCTTATGATACCTTCGTCCATCATAATCATCGTGTCCTGCCCTAGCGTATGTGACCCGAAATTAACTTTGGTGTACGCTTTTTGTTCATCATCCCAAACATCGGAAACGGTCCCTGGTTGTCGTTGCGGATCATGATTGATGTAAAAACCAAGTGTTTTGTTTACACCTTTAGCCTTCGATTCCATCCATGTTTTATTGAACATACCGCGACGTGCAATGTCTGGAACAGGAGAGTAGTTGTCGATAACGTTGTAGACGGCGTGGGCAATTACCGCTGTACGGCGATCCTTGTCCATGTCCTTCATTTCGAAACCGCCGAGTGACTTGTATTCTAAGTTTGACATACTACGGATTAAAATTGTGAAGCAACTCTTACGGGCCTCATCTCACCGGGTAAAGCTACAAATATTTTTCGTTTACGGATAAATCTTCCATTGGCGTCACGCTTGGCACGGGTTACTTTCGTGCATCGGCAGTTTGAAATGTAGATGTTATTTGCTAATATTGCACCAGACAATGTACTAAAATCATATACATGCCCGCTAAAAAACCTATTCCGAACTTCAATAATCTCGTCAAGAGATATAACTCCGGGATTTCCATGAAGCAGCTTGCTGATGAATCTGGCATCATTAGAATTACCTTGATGAGAGCCTTTAAATCTGCTGGTATTCCAATTCGTGGCCGTTCCGATGCTGAAGTATTGAAATGGTCTAAGATGAGCAAGGCCGCCAGAAAAAGACAAGTCAGCGCTGCCCATATCGCCACCACTGGAGTAAGCAGGAGCCATAATGAACTTGTTAAAAGAGCGAAAGCGAGATACGAGCAAAAGCTCAACATTGGTAGGTTTGAGGCTGAACTTTCCAATATCCTCGGGCAACGTTTCGGAGTCGAGTTGCAGTTCCCCATTGATATTTATAGTGTCGATATAGCCATCCCCTCCCACTCCATCGCCATAGAAGTCCAAAGCAGTAACCATAGTTTGCTCAGACGGAAATCGCATATTAAGCGTGCCGAAAAGATCGCCAGCCAAGGCTGGTTCCTTTTGTATGTAATCATTGACCAAAGCAGTGGGGGGCTCGAACTTTTTAATATTGCTGAATACATAATCTCCTTTAGCCACATGATCGGCAGCGATAGTTCCTTTCGTGGTAAATATGGGATGATTGGGCGTAATGGAAAGCCGTTTCCCGGATCGTGTTATGATTTCAATAATCTGACCCGAGTATTTTAATCGCTGTGCCCCTATAAACTGCCCCTCAACTAATGTATCCGCAGGGAAGCAATTACAAACATTCTCTGCCGATGCCGTTGGGTCGCCTGGTCCTGTCATCATATCAAAGCCTCCTTTACGTTTACGGACCGGGAACTTTTCGTTTTGGCTCACCCTGTACTGATCGATCAGCGTATGGGAGTGTCGGGTGCGGCGGTCATGTGCACTAATCCAGATATCCTCAGTCTCCCAGTCACTTTCTTCCTTCGCTGCCTGCTGCCCCGCGTTCATGGCTTTGGTTAGCTCGGTTCTGACTATAACACGGGCGCGGCGGATAGGGAAGTCCTCTTGTTCCAGTTGTGCAATGATCTTGTCGATGCCCCAGCCCAGCCCTACACCCTTTTCTATTACAGCCAATATCTCTTTTCGAAGCGTCTCGGTTATGGATATAACATCGGAGAATATCGACTTTGTCAAGGCATCAATGATAAGCTGGTTCAGTTCTTCGTTGATGCCGAAACCGGCTTTTTCTTCGTTCATACTAGCCCTTATCTGCCGTCTCGTCAACCTCGCATGAAACCCGCCATAATCCATGAAGATACTAGTGATGACCTTGCTGATCCTGTCTGTAGGATACCGTTCTTCCTGCACGGAGCCGGCACCTCTTGTACGGATGACCTTCACGATCATACCGATGTAGTGACGCAAGGCTGCAGCCATTACAGGTATGTACAACCGCTCAAACTTCACCATTCGGGTGAGGTGGCGCTTTAATATTGTTTCTTTGTTGTTCATTGATCAATCTTTCTCTATAAAGTTTACGAAGTTCATCCATCCTCTCGCGCAGCACCCGGCACGTTCGCTCCTCTACCTGCTTAGGGTACCGCTCATATATCTTTGCTTCCAAATCCACTTGCTGCGTTGTCTAAAGCTGCCTGAGCCTCCGGATCGAGCACGTCAGATAACGGAGTTCGGCCGGTTACTGTCCATGGTTCGTCAAACCGGGGATCGGGGTAAGGCTCATACCCCAAAAACACCCTTACGTCATTAGGTGATATACACCACAAGGCAAGCATCTTCGTAGCTGCGTCTATCATTGCGCTGATCATCTCTGGCAGGTCTGAAGCATCAGTACAGATAATCGCTATGCCGTCCAGTTTGAAAGCCTTTAGTAACACCCGGTTCAACTCGGCATCTAGCTGCTTACATGCCGGGATCATGTCATTAGTAAGCCAGCCGAATAAAGTAAGCTGCTTTTCTGCAAACGGCGTATGGCTATCAAAGAATTCGTACGGAACTTTAAACAGGAAACACAGCTCTTTCCATGTCATTTCTTTGGCGGCCATTAGCTCCATTTCAACGCTCGTCTTGCCTATGTCGTGGTAAGTCCATTTGCCTTGCAATGCAGCGACTGAACCAGCGACATCGTTGTTATTGACCTTGCTATCGAATACGGCTTTGACCTGAGTTTGCTGTTCGGGGGTTTGAGAGATAGTTAGTTCATTGGTCATTATCCCCTTTGCGCCTGTTGATTGCGCTTGCCTCATGGAGGCCTTTGATACGGAATTGTTTTCTTCAAGTGTCTTGCTGCCCGGCTCTAGTGGCGACATGCCGCGAAGGTGCGTACGGGAAGCTGCGTCAAACTTCAGGTTAGGCATCCTGATATGGATAACATCGTTTTTCCTTATCGGGACACGCTCACCAACTTCCAGTATATAACCCAATACACCCCATAAATTTGTGGGGTCGGGAACAACAGTAATGTGATCGACCGGTAACACATACATTTCCAATACTGGCAACCGGTCAATAGCCATGTCATCAAAGCTCCCATCTTCGCGGCGATATGGCTCTAAATCTCCCCTGTTTAACCATATCATTGACTCACCGCAACATTTCCAATAACACCTGAATTTAGTAAGAAAAAGATCAGACCCTTCGTATGGGTTAGGCCTGTTGAGTAACTCTGTAAGGGCAGGGGCGCCGGTATAATAATCCGTTAGTGCTGCCTTGTGCTCCATGTTGAAAGCACGTAACCGGTGCGCTTTCTCTTCCCGTTTCTTTGCATCATACACATACCTCGGTATAGATCCGAACTTGTCAGCATCCTTCATGACGATAGAGTACACCGCTGTATTATCAGCAAAACCTTTATCAATAGCTGTGCGTGAGTCGAGGGTGGCGTATACTTCGGGAGTAGAGACGGAGAAAACACTGGTACCTGCTGACAAGGCCTTACCGCGGAGCCGTTGGCCTAAATTTGTTAATACCGAGCCGATGGCTTGTGCTATGTTCATTGATACGGATTAAAGATCATATTGCGGTCCATGTGTATTGCAGACCCGACAACTTCGTAAACACCGCGTACCGGAGAGCATCGAGCGCATGATCATTCATCTTTACCGGCTCTTCCTCGGGCTTTACTTTGTTGTCTTTGTCCACTTTCCACTTGTAGTTTTTTATTTCTTTGAGCAAATTAACACTATTTTCCGTAATGTATAGCGGCATTGTCCTGATCTTCTGAATACCGGCCCATACATCTTTCTCGGCAGGCTTCACGTTGTAGTTGTAACGGTACATCTCTTCGATGGTCTTTGGTTCGGCGCAATCGCAGAATATTTCACCGGTCTTTGTCATGCCTATTTGCTCGTACCTGCCAATGAGATCGGATGTAGTTAGTTTATCCTGGTAGATCAACTCTTCGGCATAGATAGCACCTTCGTAGTATTCGACACGGACCAAAGCAGAGGGAACAGCATAGCCGAAATCCTGCCCGTAGAATACTTCACCTTTGAGCGGCAATTGCTGGCACATCTTGCAATGGGTGTAGATTGTGTCGGTGGAGCGGCCGCTGAGTCCTAATCCAAATACTTCCCACATATAGGGATCGCCGTGTTTGTACGACTCTAGCTATCGT